GTCCGAATCTTCCAACCAACTGAATCTGTGTAGGAACTTTGGAGTCTGTTTGTTTAGGAACTCCGGGGTCAACAATTTGTTTTTTGGATGGGCACAGTTCCATAGCACCATACTGCTCCAATTCTTCCTCGGATAGGCTGTTTGTACTTGTGCGTCCATCTTGATAGATCCCTCTTCCGGTGTGTACTCATGTTGTACACAGACCACTGCTTTGGAATTATCAAAGTATTGTTCCAGTTCCTTTGCGGGGATCTTCCAAAGGAAGTCACAGTCACAGAACACGGCCCACCCTTTGTAGTTGCTAAGGTATGGCACGAAGAATCTTGTGAATGTGAATTCTGTTGTGGCTAACTTGTCTAGCTCTCTGGTGTAGATGCCCTGCTCTCGCATCTCATTCTGTTTCAATGGAATGACTTCTGCTTTAGCATCTCTACGCTTGATAGAGTGTTCACAAACCTGATACGCTATGTCTTCTCTTGGATCCCAACCTACATATATTTTCATTTGGATAGTATCTTGTGTATCTGTTTCCAATTATTTACACGTATGATGTTGGGGTGATTAAAGTCTCTGTTGTATGGATGGTCTATTAATATAGGCTTTAAACCGTAAGAGAGCCCGGCTAGTGCGTTCTTAGGCTTGTCCTCGACCCAATACAGCCCGGTATCATGGAACTCCGCTAATGCTGAATCTTTGTCTGCTCCTGTGCCTAATATATGATAATTGTCAAACACATGAGGACCAAAAAGTTCTCCCATTCTTTTTTTACGTAATTCTTGTGCTGGCTTATCTGATGTTTGTGATGTTATTGGTACGAATGTCCACCCCTCTGCATGTAACAACTTCACCCACGTTTGTGACTCCAACATAGGCCGTTGTGTTCCCATCCATGCACTCCTGTTGAATTCTCTAATCTCTTGTCTGATCACATCCTTGCTGACCCCAAATCTGTTGGCCATCTCGTAGTCGTCTTGTCCTGTGTCCACTAACTTGTATGGATAAGTTCTGTTCCCGTTTTTGTCAAAGTATGATCGTAGTTGCATCCACTTGGTGAAATGGCGTTCCCATTCCAACAGTACTCCGTCAACGTCGGTTAATATGATTCTAGCTGATGTTGGCATCTTCCATCCCTGCCACTCTCAGTTTGACGATATTCGTTATCTGCCATTGCTTCTGGTCTAACCCTTTGGTTATGCCTAACCATTGGTTCCTTATCAGTGCGAAGTCATTGATGATCTTGGTCATGTCAACTACATCGTCCTCCCCGTCCACGTACTTCTCTGCGTCTCTACTGCTTAATAATTTGTTGTAGTTCTCTAGGAATTTCCTAAAGGTCTTGGATCTCAGTCTTCTCAATTCTATGTTGAGGTATTCGAGTATGGCTTCGAGCTGTTGCAGTTGACTGAATCTTTCTTCAACTATGCCTGGCAGTGACGCACTGGCTCTCTCGAGGTTACCGTATATCTTGCACTGTTTCCTCGCTTCGAGCAACTCGTTGTCAAAGTATGCCACACAGTCTGGTATCTTAGCTAGGTTCCTGCTGACTTCGTTGTACCAATTTATCATTCATCAGTATCGCCGTAACCTACGTCTTCGGATTCATCTTCCTCGAACACGGTATTAACGGCTTCCTCTAGTTTTGGATCAAGTTCTGCAGATCCTTTGAGTACCTCATGATCCACCCCAATGTCCTCTAGACTCTTGAGTAAGTCAATTGCCATGTCTAATCTCTGTCGTTCAGGAACGTAATGTATAATGGAGTTCCACAAACGTTCAATATCAGCGTGATCAAAGTCTATCATTTATTTCTCTTCTTTAATTGGTTCTGCTTTTTTAACCTTTGCCTTAGACTTTACTTCTACTTCAATAGGAGCATCTGTGTCCTCTTTATCAGCAAAATCTGTAGATTCTGTGAAGTCTGTCATTAGCATATCTAATTTATCACCTATCCACTGTTTTCTAAAGTCAATATGTTCTTTACCTGCTTTATCAATGTATTTTAGCCTGTTTCCAGTTTGTACAAGTATACCTTTCTTCTCAAACAAGTCCACAAGTCCACTGTAAGGGTTCATTCCTGTTTCGTATGGAATCTTAACCTGTACACCTTCAAACGGTTTAGCATATCTTGTCTTCATAACTTTACAAGCCGCTCTAATACCTCTCACATCTGTGACTTTGTTACCATCAAGATCTTCTTTTAATTTAAGTTTTTTCATTGCAACCACAATTGAACTTGCATAGATGAATCCTTGTCCACCTGATATCTTATCATCTGGATCAAACATGTCTTGTGATGCGTATGTATGGTTAGTTGCTACAAGTCCCACATTCCATGAACCAAACATGTTTACACAGTTTCTTACAAGTGCTGTTAATGCCTTAGGTTTTCTACCTAGGTCACCTTTCATGTCGCCTGCTTCAAATTGATTAACATCTGTTGGTGTAAGCATCATACCTAATGAGTCAACAACGAATAATACTTTTGGAGCACCTTCTTTGTCTTCCGAGTGTGCTTCTTTGTAACCTTTCATAAACTCTGAAATAGTTTTAGCTACATCATCGATCATCGATATACTTAATTTTAAAAGTTTATCTTCTGACGTGTCTACTTTCAACGCCTGTAACCATTTCTCATCCAATGCATTCTCTGTGTCAACAAGTATAACAAATATACCTTGCTCCTGTGCATTCTTGATAATATTTCCTGATGCTATGTAAGACTTACCTGCTCCGGATTCTCCTGCAAACACAGTAACCTTACCTAGCGGAATTCCCTTGTTGAAATCACCGGTCATTAAGTAGTTCAATGCGTAATTTCCTGTGCTGATCCAATCTGTGGGATCGCTGAATCCAATACCCAATCCTTGGATTGATTTTGTAATGCTCTTTCTAAATTTAGTTGCGTCAAATACTTTTGTCATTTTGTTTTCCTTATAATACCATCCAAAGGATAATTGCCACTATCAACACCCATGCAGGTATTTGTTTGTACAAGATCCAGTTAACAGCCATTTGTATTTTCTTTTTCATATTAATATATTAACATACCTAGGCCCTAACGTCAATGTCAGGGCCTTGGTAAAATGTCAGATTATTTTGCTTGTCTTGATCTGATCAGCTTCAGGATGTCCTCTGCTCTCTTGGCACTATCACCCGCTGGAGCCACCACTGCTGGTGCCGCCTCTGGTTGTGGTGCTGGTGCAGATTCAGTAACAGGTGCCGCTGTAGGTGCCGCCTCTGCCACTGGTGTTGCCGCTGGAGCCGATGCTGTTGGTACTGTTACCTGAGGTCTAGCTTGGTAAGCCATGCCTGCCGGTCTGAAGTACTGTCCGTACTGCTCTAGATCATAAGCCTCACCTTCAACAGATTTCTCAAATAATTCTTTGATTATTTTAACCTCTGCGTCAGTTGGCTCTTTTGGTCTGAAGTCACCTAGGTTGTGTAACCCGTGTTTGTCGATAGAGGCTCTTTCTGCTTCTTCCAGAGCTCTTTCTCTTCTTGACCATTTTGATGTCGAGTAGTCAGCATAACCACCTTTGGTTGTTTTAGTGACCCTGAAGTCAACACCTTTCACATAATCAGTAGGCATTTCTTCCATCTCTGGATCCATCAATGCTCCTCTGATGATGTTAAAGATCTGAGGTCCAATGATAAATCTTCTGATTGGGTTCTCAGGTGTTGAGTCTTCTGCTAACGGATTTGTTGTAACAAAACCTTGGAAGATGTAACTTTTCTTCTTCCAATATTTTCTGCCCATGTCTTCCATGCTCTTGTCTTTGAACCATGGTCTAACTTCCGTTAGTACTGGGCAAGTCTTGCCATACATCTCCATACATGGTACTTGTACCTGCACTGGTCTCGAGTCAGTCTGACCTTTTATACCCGCAAAAGGTAATTTGATCATGTTTCTCTCAGTCCAGAAGAATGTATTTGTTGTATCCTTATCGGGCAAGAATCTGATTACTGCTTCTGATCCTTCTGCTATGTTCCAATGTGGATAAATGGCGTTGTCTCCGCCTGTGTTGGAAGTGGAGCGATTCACTTCTTGAGATTTTAACTTCGCCCTT